CGGGAGATGAAGCTCAGGGACTTGCTCCATGTGAGGGCTGGTGGTACGACCAAGATGCTGGTTGTCATGGAAACGTGCCCGAATCTTGTACGGGAGTTTTACCGTTTCAAGAAGAAGGTCGTGAATGGATTTATCACAGACGAGGGGATGAGGCGGGGAAATTGTCATGCAATCGAAACGTGCGAGTATGCGGCGGCTCATGGAATGAATTATATTCAGCCGCCCTACAAGCCGATCAGGGATACGGTTGTGACAAGGATCATCAAAGAACGGAATCAAAGAGAGAAGCAGCGTCGTATGAATTCGAGTCTTAGGAGCGGTGGTTACCGTTCCTATATTAACCTTGGCCCTACTGGAGAATGAGAGATGGATGCTCCCACGAATGAAGAACTTCATAATTTTATTATGCCGGAGGTTGTCGTTGGCACCCCGGTTGCTTATTACCCCACCGGGATGATTGAGGGGTCGGATGTGAGGGTTGGCTTTATCATTCGCATATCGCGCTCTGGAAGGAACGTGGTTGTGCGAACGGCTGAGGGCGGGCACTTTGAGTCTGTCCGACACATAGATGATCCGAAGCTGAAACTCAACGTAGACCACCGCGAGGCGGGTGCGTGGGATTTCACGGCATTTCACAAGGCCGAACTTGTCGAGAGACGGGATATCAAGAGCAGGCTTAACAGTCTGGAGGGCCGCAAGTCTGCCACCCCTCCTGCCTTGGAAGAAATTGAGGAGCCGTACTCTAACCTGCGGGCTAAGGCCATCGAACTGGGCATTGAGTTCAAAGGTAATCCCAAGCGACAATGGCTTGAGATCAAGGTTGCCGAGTATGAAAATCGAAAGCAGGAGCATGAGGTAAATGCCTGAATGGGATAAGTCTTCTCACCCCACTGCTCCGATTGTTGATCTGTGGCTGGAGAAGATAAAGGATGCCAAGAAGCACAAGTGGGAACGCTTCGGCAAATATGCCGATGAGTGCATGAAGTTCTTCGACGGCCCGCATGACTGGATGTGGAAGGGCGAGTACGCCAAGGCTCCCGGTGGTTTCCTTGACAAGGATTCCCAGGGTGCTGCGCCCACCTTTCGCATGACGGTGAATCGTGTGTTTGAGGCTGTGGCGCTGTTTGGGCCGGTCTTGTATCACCGTAATCCGACCTTGCAGGTTACCCCTCGCTTTGGGCCGGAAGTTGCACCGGAGGCTCTGGGGATCAACCCGGACGACCCTCAGATGCAGCAGTACTACACGCACTTCCAGACCCAGCGGAAGTTTATCTCTGAGATCAAGCGAACCCACGCTTCGATCAAGGAGCATTATTTGAACTGGTTGCAGCATGAGACTGACAAGAAGGTTCAATGCCGCCGCGCTATCAACGAGGCGATTATCAAGGGGATGGGACTTCTCTGGACGGAGATATATCAGCCCAAGGGTTCGGAGATCCGGCACCCCAAGAGTTACTACCTTTCGGTTGATGATCTTGTCATAGACCCTGATGCCCAGTATTGGGAAGACATCCAGTGGATTGCCCGTAGGCTGGTTCATCCGACATGGCTTGTGGACAAGAAGTTTAAGCTGGGCGGGAAACTTGTCGGGAACCTTGAGTCGATGGGAACCCAGGGGATGTACAAGTCGAAGGGCGGCAAAACGTCCAGCGAGAAGCGGGACGCTAAGACCTTTGATCTTCTGGAATACTGGGAAGTCTATACCAAGTGTGGCTTTGGTGACCGTCTCCGGTCTTCCAAGGAAAGTATCCATAAGTCGAAGTATAACTGGAGCCAGTTTGGAGACTTTAGCTACCTTGCCGTCACACGGGACGTGCCATTCCCGCTGAACCTTCCCTCAGAGGACTTGAAGAACAAGAGTTTTGGGGAAGTGTTCATGCAGGTTCAGTGGCCGATTCCTTTTTGGACGGACGGTGGGTGGCCTTTCAGTAAACTCTCCTTTCACGACAAGCCCAAGGAAATCTGGCCCATCTCATTAATTAAGCCTGCTATTGGTGAGTTACGTTTTGTCAATTGGTGCATGTCTTTCCTTGCCGACAAGGTTGCAGCATCCAGCACGACCTACATAGCGATAGCCAAGGCTGCCGGGGCGGAGATTCAGGATCAGATAAAGTCCGGTCTTGGCCCCTATACCCACATTGAAATATCCGAGTTGTTTGGGCGCAGTGTGACGGACGTGGTTTCGTTTCTGGATGCCCCGCAGTTTAACTCGGACATCTGGACGATGGTGAGCCAGGTTCTCGACTTGATTGACAAGCGAACGGGCCTGACGGAGTTGATCTACGGTTTATCTGGCCCGACCCAGATCCGCAGCGCGGCGGAGGCAGAGATTCGCAACCAGAACGTGTCTATCAGGCCGGATGATATGTCCAGCCAGGTAGAGGATTGGCTAAGTACGTGCGCGATGAAGGAGATGGAGGCTGCCGAGTGGTCTTTATCTGCTGACGACGTGCGCCCGGTACTAGGGGCTTCGGCTGCGTACATCTGGACAAAGCAGATCAAGTCCCAGAGTTTTGAGAAGACGGTACGGGACTACGACTACCGGGTGGAAGCTGGAACGGCCCGCAAGCCGAACAAGGTCAACCGGGTACGTCAGCTTAACGAGTTTGCCCAGATCGCCATGCCGCAGTTGCAGCAGTTCGCAGCGCAGGGGAATCCAGGGCCATACAATGCCCTTATTGAGGATTGGGCCAAGGCGAACGACCTTGATCCTGCCCGCTACATGGTTGCCGAGGAACCGGGGGCGGGGCCAGAGGAACAGCAGCAAGAGCAGATGCAACAACAGCAGCAGGCACAGCAAGAGCAGATGCAGGCCCAGGAACAGCAGGCCCAGGCCGAGTCCCAGGCAGAGCAGCAGAAGCAGCAGGTTGATATGCAGATGAAGCAGATGGACTTGCAGGGCAAGCAGTTAGACATGCAGGGCAAGCAGCTAGACATCGAACTCAAGAAGGAGAGTATGGGAATAGAGAAGGAGAAACAGCAGCTTGAACTTGAGATCATGCGGGAGAAGAAGGTGGGAGAATGATGCAGGATCACAACGATATTTTGAAGAAGCTGCTCGGTGCCGTGGATGACATGGACTTCGGGCACATGGAGCATTACTACAGCGGTGGCCAGCGTGCGCCGGGCAGGGAGTTGATCCGCCGGGCCAATCTTGCCAGCAGGGTAGACGTTCACAGTGAGCGAATGCGTCGTCCGGGTGACGAGGAGTTTCTGGCTGAGAAGAAGAAGGCTCCTTTGGTCATGGCGCTCGGTACGATTTCGACGCCACAGGGAACTGTAAAGTTCCGCAAGCGGCTTCAGTAGGAGAAAGAACAATGTTTGACATACGAAATGTCGGAGATCCCGCTAGTAAGTACGAGAATTTAATCAGGGCCAGCAGGGTTCCTGCGCCCAGCCCAGAGGAATGGGAAATGGAGCAAATGGCTGCTGACCTGGAGGAACAAAAGGCGAGGAACTTCCAGCCTCCCCAAAATTTGCTGCCAGATTTTCAGCGTCTGGATAACAAATTAGAAAGAATGAAGGGCGAACTCGACATGGAACTCGACCGTCGGATGCCGTGGCAACTCCCTGTTTTACTACCCAAAATTCGCGGGGCAGAGCGGATGGGGAGAGAAATCTCTAGACAGGCAAGGGAGGCGGCTCCCCCGCCAACCCGACCACTCCCACCCGCTGGCCCACTAAACCAACAGGCACCAAGGCCAAGGCCGTTTTAGGAGCAGCAAGAGAAAGAACAATGCCAGACGCACACTTAGATAGACACCGCACCGAATGCCAGCGATTGGACTGTGTTGAGTTTTTCGACCAGTTGATCGAGGAGGGCAATAACGCCGGTTTTGCTGCGATGCTGGCCCAGAGGCGTCCACCTGGCACGAAGGGGACGGACAGGAATTTCCTTGAGGGCAGCCACGACTGGTCACGCTCGATGGGGAGGACGAACCGGAAGCATATTTTTGAGCAGGCAAAAAAAGCTGGCATATCCACACAGGGCAAGGTCTACAAGGGCGGCATCGGCAGGCCGAATGATCCGATGGCGTGGGTGAGTAGTTCTGGTGACGTGCTTGCAGCCTGCAAGGAGAAGGGGCTTTCCTGTGAGGGAGCGGTTAGTTACAAGGCACCGGAGCGCCGGATCAAGAGAAAGCGACTCGCAGACGACCTGGCGCACGGGTACATGCAGAGAGAACTGGCACGCGACCCCTCTTTAAGAGAAAAGGTAAAGAAGAACCCAGGGAAACTAGTAGAGCTAAAAGA